AGTCGTTTAGCGAGAAAACGAAGTGACAGAGTGACTTTTTGTCACAGCGACTGGCCGCATATGCTGCCAATATGTCACGCGAAGTCAGGCAACAGACCCCAGAAGAAATCGCACAACGCGACAGGATTGTCGCACTGGCTCAAGCCAAGGGTGTGACGGCGCGCGAGCTTGCGCGATTTGCCGGACTAACCGGAAACAAGGGCGACCAGCGAATATCTCGCTGGCGGCGAGGTAACGCGGTCCTTCCGCCAGGGATGACCGCCGCCATGCTCGACGGGCTCGAGTCTGTAGCCTACGTGCAGCCGGCGGACGATGGCGACTCGCCAGACGACGAGATTACCGCCGAGGCTCTGCAGCAGCGCACCGACGAGTTGCGAGCGCTGGCTGGCTCGACCGACGCAGACGAGCGTGAGCAGCTGCGCGCCCTCTCTCGCCAGCACCGCCCCGAGGCCGTCGGCTCGATCGTGCGCCTCATGCTCTCGGCCCGCTCCGAGAGCGTTCGCCTCAAGGCAAGCGAGATCATCCTAGACCGCGCCGACGGTCGCCCCATCCAGCAGGTTCTCGACCTGACAGAGAAGGCCCCCGTCGAGGACGCCGAACTGCTTGATATGCTCATGCGTCTAATAGCGCAAAAGCTCGTGTCGCGCGTGTCCGCGTCCGATGCCGCCGCACTGGACGGAATCGCAGCCGAGGCCAGCGCACTATCCGAGGATCATTGCGATGCGGTAATGCGCGCGATAGCCGAACGCCGAAAGGCGCTGGCCGATGTCAAGTAATGGCGCGCAATCGCTCATCTCACGCGCGCTTGACCTTCTGAGCCCGCGAGAGATTCACGACGCACTGACGCCAAAAGAGCGGCTCGCAATCCGCTTCTGCTGGCGCGCGCATCGTCGCCCACTATTCCTGCGCGAGACGCGGACAATCTTAGGCGGCGAGCGTCGGCAGATATGGGGCGGACAAGAGCCTCCGCCAGGGAATTGGGTTGTTTGGCTTGTGTCGGCAGGGCGCGGCTTTGGAAAGGCGCTCGCGTTGGACACCAAGATCCCGACGCCTAGCGGCTGGACTACGATGGGCGAACTGCGCGTCGGAGACGTTGTGTTCGACGAGTCAGGCCGTCAGTGCAACGTGACGGCGACTTTCGACACGTTCGCCGACGTAGCGTATCGGGTGCGGTTCTCTGATGGCTCATTTATCGACGCCTGCTCTGAGCACCAGTGGGTGACATGGACTCACGCCGACCGCAAAGAAATGCTACGCAGGGTTGGCGCTAGCGAGTTTCCGCCAGGCTGGCCGGCTTGGCGATTGAGTCGAAAAGACGGTCGCGGTGCGTTTGGACCTGCCATACGCAACACGCAGCAGATCGCAGATACGGCAACCTACGGAAAGCGCGGCGACACCAACCATTGCATTCCGGTGTGCGCTCCGCTGGATCTTGCATCGGCGGCTTTGCCTGTCGATCCATATGTGCTTGGCTGCTGGCTTGGTGATGGGTCATCAAGGACGGGTGAAATTACCGTTAGCGACGCAGACTCTGCAGAGATGTTCGTCTTATTGGAATCTCGCGGATGCTCGGTGAATCTGAACTCGGCTCGGCGCAAGGATGGCGCTGGCTGTGCTACATATGGCATTGGGCAGGCACCGGAGCGCAGGGATTCGCTTGGTCGCATCACAGCCAACGGGTCACTGCAATCGCGGCTGCGAGCACTCGGAGTCATTCGCAACAAGCACATTCCGGAGGAGTATTTGAGGGCATCCGCAGAACAGAGACTTGATCTGCTGCGCGGCCTCATGGACACAGACGGAAGCGCATCCGCCAGCGGTCATGTCGAATTCGCTGCAACTAACGAGAGGCTGGCGCGCGATGTCGTCGAACTTGCGCGAACGCTTGGCCAGAAGCCTGCCTTTAGCGAGGGGAGAGCCAGTGTCAACGGGCGGGACGTTGGCGCAAAGTATCGGGTCTGCTGGACTCCTACGCTAAATGTGTTCGGGCTATCTCGAAAGGCAAGCAGGCTGCGGCTTTCCGGCGCTCAATCGCTGAGAAACCATCACAGAATGATCGTGTCGGTTGAGCGCATAGATCCACAGCCGATGCGCTGTATTACCGTCGACTCTAAGCACAGCATGTACCTAGCCGGCGATGCGATGGTGCCGACGCACAACACCCGCCTGGGCGCCGAGTGGATTCGCGAGCGCGCGATGCGCTTCCCCGGTACGCGCTGGGCAATCGTCGGCGAGACAAACGACGAAGCGCGCAAGGTGATGCTAAAGGGCGAGTCGGGACTATTGAGCGTGTGCGCACCATGGGAACGACCGCACTTCAATTTCACCGACCAATCGCTTGAGTTCTCCAATGGCTCGACGGTCTACCTCTACTCAGCCGAGAAACCGGAAAAGTTCCGAGGTCCGCAATTTCATGGCGCGTGGCTAGACGAATTCCCGAAGTGGCGCAGGATGCGCGACGCTTGGGACCATATCCGTTTTGGCGTGCGTCTGCCGCTGCGAGGCGACCGCCCGCGCGTCGTAATCACGACTACGCCGCGCCCCAACAAGCTGCTCAAGGAGATTCGCGAGCGAGCGTCAACGGTCGTGACGGAAGGCAGCACCTACGAGAATCAAGCGAACCTTGACCAGTCGTTTCTTGACGAACTCGCAAACTGGAAGGACAGCAAACTAGGACAGCAGGAAATCTTCGGCAGGCAATTCGATGAGGCGCCAGGCGCCATCTTCCTCGCGCGCTGGATTGACGAGCATCGGCGGGCCGAGGCCCCGCGTATGCGCCGGATCGTTGTCGCGGTCGACCCGACCAGTAGCGACACCGACCGTTCCGATGAGACCGGGATCGTCGTCTGCGGCCTCGGTGACGACGGGCGCGGCTACGTCCTGCATGACGCTTCGATTCGCGCGACGCCTGATCGCTGGGCTCGCCGCGCGGTAGAAGCCTACCGGCATTGGGGCGCGGACTGCATCGTTGCCGAGACGACCATGGGCGGCGATCTGGTGCCGAGCATGATCAAGCTCGTTGACCCGCTCATCCCCGTGAAGATCAAGGGCGGCAATCGCGGGAAGGTCAGCCGAGCCGAGCCTGTCGCGGCGCTCTATGAGCAAGGCAAAGTCTCGCACGTCGGCGGATTCGACGACCTCGAAAACCAAATGACCAATTACACGCTCGGGGCTCGCGAATCGCCTGATCGTATGGATGCGATGGTCTATGCCATCTCGGAACTGATGCTTCCCAAGGACGTGCCGTTGGCGTTCCGGTAGTTGCCTCAATAGCGACCTAGCCAAGATGGTCGCAGCATGGGAATTGGCGCATGGTTTCGCGGGGCGTTCTCGCGCGAGAAAGAGGCGCAGCCGTCGCCCGGCGCGCTGATGGCAAAGATCCTCGCGAACAGCAGCAGCCCGCGAAAGGGCCGCGCTGAGTTGCTGCTTGCCTATGCGCTTTCCCCCTGGCTGCGCTCCATCGTCGGCCGCATATCGCGCGACACCGCGAGCATGTTCCGGCCCACGTTGTTCAATGCGCCGGAAGAAGATCCGAACCGCAAGCAGATTTATCAGCACCCGGTCTTGGATCTGTTGCGCCGGCCGCATACGACCATGCCGCGCCGCACGGTCTACACGGCAATCCAGGCGCCGCTTGAACTGGTCGGCGAGGGCTTCCTCGTCATCGACCGCAATCAGGCCGGATTCCCAGCCGAACTGTCGCCAGTCCCGCCGACATGGATTGCCGATATTGCGACGCGCTCGTTTCCGTTCTTCCGCCTAAGCACCAATGGCATCCAGCGGCTAATCGACGAGCGCGATGTTGTCTGGATTCGCGACCCTGACCCGGCCAATCCATACAGCCGTGGAGTTGGCATCGGGCAGGCGTGCGCCGATGAACTCGACTCTGACGAGGGCGCGGCGAAGGTCATCAAGAGTTTCTTCGAGAATGGCGGAATGCCGTCTTGGCTTGTCGCACTCGAGGGCGCTGGCGATGCCGAGGTCGCGGCGTTCGATGAATTCCTCAAGGGCAAATACAGCGGCTCACGCCGAGCCAATCAGCCGCATATCACCAACAAGCCGATCAAAGCCGAGAAGCTGAACGTGTCGTTCACGGACATGCAGCTTGCGGAACTGCGGAAATTCGAGCGCGACATTGTGATCCAAGCGTTCGGCATTCCGCCCGAACTGATTGGCGTCATCGAGAACAGCAACCGCGCAACGAGCGAGGGCGCTTACTACCGCTATGCACGCTCGGTAATTGTGCCACGTCTCGACCTTCTGGTGGACGAACTGCAGAGCAAGTTGATTCCGCAGTTCGGTGAGAATCTTTACCTTGGCTACGAGAATCCGATCCCCGAGGACCGGGAGTTTTTCATTCGCGCCGTTGCGACAGCTCCAGCCGCATTCCGCGCAGGAGAGGTCAGGCGTCGCGTCGGAATGCTGCCGGACAACGAGATTGATAACGACCGGCTAGGAACCAAGCCGGTCGTTGCCGGGCCCACGAACGTGCCGCCCGGCAAGGCAGGCGATCCGCCTTGGGTTGAGGACTTGCCGGCGCTTCGGCTTCGGGCTGCGATTGATTTAGAGCCGCATTGACGCGCAGGCGACCGCGCTCCGATGGTGATTGACATGGCGATCAAATGGCTTTCTGAGTCTGAATTCCGCAAGAGCCCGTCTACCGATGCGGCGCTGCGCAAGAGTTTTACCGCCGAGGTCAAGTCCGAGGACGGCAAGCCGATCCGGTTTTGCATTTCGACCGCGACGCCTGATCGCATGGGAGACGTGATTGCAGTCGAGGGCTGGAAGCTCGACTCGTACCAGAAGAACCCGGTTGTTCTCTGGGCGCACGATCGCAGGTCTCCGCCTGTAGCAAAGGCAACGCGCGTTTGGACCGAGCAAGACAAGCTCCTGATGGAGATGGAGTTCACCAACCGAGAACTCTATCCGTTCGGCGCGATGGTCGGCGACATGGTGCGCGGCGGCTTCCTCAATGCTTCGTCGGTCGGCTTCCGTCCGATCAAATACGCATACAATGAGGAGCGCGGCTCATATGCAATGGACTTCATCGAGGCTGAATTGCTTGAGAACTCCATCGTTCCAGTGCCCGCGAATCCAGAGGCACTGGTTGAGGCGAAGGCCGCAGGGATCGAACTTGCTCCGCTCGTCGAGTGGCTTGATCGGTCGCTTGATTGCGCGACCGAGGCCGGTCTGATTCTGCCGCGCGCCGCGCTCGAGAAGGCGTGGAAGGCGGCCGGTGACGAGCGCGTGATTGTCGTCGGCAAGGCCCCTGTTCCCGCCTCCACCGCCGACCGTCTCGAGGCTGCGTGCGCTCGCATGGAGGCTGCGTGTGAGCGCGTCGAGACTGCCGCCGTGCGCGTCGAGAACGCGATGTCCGAGCCCGAGGAGCCGGAGGGGGAGCCCGTCCCCGAGGTCCCCGGGGACGAAGGCAGGGCGGCAAGCGGAGCAGAGCTTTTGAGCGTGTTTCTGAACTCGCGGCAGTAGCCGCAAAACCGGCCGCGCGTGCGGCTATTGCTAGGAGGAAGTGAATGGAAGGCAATCTTACCGAGAAGCAGCAGAGCGAAATCGCCGAGATGCTCAAGGCGGCGGCTGCCGAGGCGGCGAAGGCCGCAGTCGCTGGCTACGTGGCGCAGGCTCAGGCCGACCGCAAGCCCGTGACCGAGAACGCGAAGGGGCTCGACGAGACCGCTCGTCCCGCGCCGACTCCCGGCATCGAGGCCCGCGAGCAGAAGGACGTTGGCGCCGGCTGGATGACCGCGCGATTCCTTCGCGTGCAGGCGAAAGCCCTCAAGGATCGCTGCGACCCGCTCGAGTCCGCAAAGTTCTTCGCGGCCAGCGACCGCCGGTACGGCGAGATTGTGCGCGAAATCGGAAACATGCAGGCTCGCGAGAAGGCCCTCAATTCGAGCTATCTCGCTCAGGGCGGATCGCTGACCCAGGCGTCGCCGATCTATCAGGACTACATCGACCTTCTCCGCCCGCGCGTCGTGGTCATGGATTTCGGCCCGTCCGAGATCGACATGCCAGCCGGCAAGATGGACCTCGGCACGCTCGACTCCGACGCGACCGCGAGCTACGTCAACGAGACGAGCACTGGCCCGAACGCGAGCGAGCCCACCAGCGGCGCCAAGCAGCTGGTCGCCAAGAAGCTGATGGTCGTGGTCCCGCTCAAGAACGACTGGATTCGCCGCGCGAACGCTGGCGCCGACACGCTCATTCGCAACTCGATCCTCGCCCGCGCTGGCGTTCGCAAGGACGCCGCGTTCCTGACCGGCGACGGAAGCCAGGACACCCCGCGCGGAATCATCTCGCAGACCGCCAGCGGCAACACCTTCGCTCAGGTCGGCTATGATACGGCCGGCACGGTCGGCACTCTGAGCAAGGCGCGTCGCCTGCTCAAGAACGCCAACTGCCCCTGGATCAACGTCGGCTGGGTGTTCTCGCCTCGCACCGAGGAGTTCCTTCGCTCGCTGCGCGATAGCGTCGGTGGCTTCCTCTACCGCGAAGAGATGAACGCCGGCCGGCTCGATGGTCTGCCCTACAAGACCAGCACGCAGATCCCCGACAACGGCGGCAGCGGCGCCAACGAGTCGAAGATCCTGCTCTGCGATTTCGGCGACGTGCTCATCGGCAAGGCGCTGGAACTCAGCGTCGAGGTTTTCAACGGCGCCGCCTACAAGAACTCGGCTGGCACCGTGGTTGCCGGCGTGAACGCCGACGAGACCGTGATGCAGCTCATCGACGAGCACGATATCGTGCTGATGCACGGCGGCTGCGCTGCGGTAGCGACCGGGGTCACCTGGGGCGCCTAACCAACAACTGAGCAGCGCGCCGCTCTGATTGGGCGGCGCGCTGTTCCCAAAGAAACGAGGTAGCAAATGAACTTTCCGCACGACATCGGCGCCTCCCTCGCGGTTGGCGGCGAGCTGAACTACGCACTGGTCGCGGGCGCCGCGACCGACAACGACGAGCACGAAACTGCGGTTGTCGATCGGCTCGGCTTCAACAGCGGCTCTGTCTTCATCCCGTGGGCGGCGACATGTACCGACAAAAAGAAGCTGACCGTCACGGTCAAGCGCTACCAGTCGGCCGACGGCACGAACTTCGATGTCGCAGAGACCATTCAGGCCGCGACCGACGTGTTCACGGCTGCCGACCCTGCGCTGGCCGCGACCGGCATCATCCGCGTTGACGAGGACTGGTCCTCGCTCAAGCGATACGTCAAGTACGGCGTCACCGCTGACCTCAGCGCGTCCCAAACCGACACCGCCTCCTATGCGGTCGTCGTGGTCAAGGGTGGCGCCACTGAGCGTCCAGCCAACGACTAGCCGTTGACCATTAGGGCCGCTCGTCAAAGCGGGCGGCCCCATGTCTACCGGAGAAGCGATGAAGGTCGTACGACTCGGAATTTTCTACAATGGCCACAATCCTGGCGACATCGCCGGATTCGATGACGCTCTCGCCGACCGGATGATTCGCAACAGGCAGGCGGTCGCTTACGTTGCCCCGGTCGAGAAGCCTGCTCCGGTCGTGACCGTTGAGCAGAAGATCGTCGTAGAGCGCGCGATTGAAAGCGCTCCGGCCGCCGTTGCTGAGTCAGAATCCAGGCCCACCGAGAGCCGCCGAGGCTGGCGACACAAGAGGTAGCCGATGGCATTGCCGGCAAACGCACTGACGACCGTCGAGACCGTTGCCGCCGAGGTTTCTGGAATCTCGAAGGACGATACGGCCGCGGTCGAGCGTCTGCTTGGCGTGGCGTCCGATGCCATTGAGCGATTCTGTAATCGCTCGTTCTGCTATGCCGTCGTCACAGACGAGCGGTACAAGGCGACCGATACGCACCGGCTGGTGTTGCGCCGTCGCCCCGTGCTGTCGATTGAGTCGATAACTGTCGATGGCTCGGTCATTGACTCGGCTGGCTACTACATCGAGAGCGCCGAGGCAGGAATCATCTGGCTCGATTCATCGCTCGTCCGCTACGAGTACCCGCCGTGCGGTTCCATGTCGCAGGACGGCGTGCCTGGCTCGGACGAGGCCAGCGTGCTCGTCTCGTACACTGGCGGCTATGTGACCTCCGCACAGGAAACAGCCGGGTTGCCGCGCACGATCCCATACGAGCTCGAGCAGGCCGCTATTGACACGTTCGCCTCGCTCTGGCGGCGTCGCGGCGTTGACCTGCGATCTGGCGCATTCGATGGAGAGAACACGGCGATAGGTCGCGGCATCGGCGGCGTCATTCCCGGCCCCGTCATTCCCACGCTCAAACGCTTTCAGTCGTGGTGCGGCCATGGCTAGCAAGTTCGGCGTTACGGGCTTGCGCGACGTGGCTCGAAGAATCGAGCAGGCGCATACCAATCTCGCGGAGTCTGCGAAAGTCACAGTCTACGCCCAGGCCATTGCTCTCGACCAGTTAATCAACCGCAACAGCATGGTCCCGGTCGATACCGGCCAGTTGCGCGCTTCGCATTACGTTACGCTTCCGGTCGTAACCGATGCCGGAATCACGTCAGAGATTGGCTATGGCGCCGAGTATGCAGACGAGGTTCACAACCGAGGCAACAGCAAGGGATTCAAGGGCAGGGCAAATGCCGACAAGGGCAAGAAGTGGCGTCACGGCACGCCGCAATGGATGAAGCGCGGCGTTGACCTTTGGCGTTTGAGCCTGCCAAAACGGATGCGGGATCAACTCAATTCCGCAATGATCAAGGGCACGACCGTCGAATCAATTAGCACGGTCGTTCCGACAGCTCCGGTCAAAGGCGATGTCGGCCGCTATCAGCGCTCGTTCGGTTACACCAAGGAGCAACACGAGGCGCTTCGAGCAATGGGCCGCAGCAAGACGATCGTCCTCGTCGGCAGAAAAAAGCGCGGGCGCGGCATCAAGAAGTGGTTCAAGAAATACGGCCTTGAATACCACCATCCCGGCAAGAAGCGGAAGAAGGGCTAGCCATGTCCGAGCCAGAAGAAGCGGAAGAAGGGCTAGCCATGTCCGAGCCAGACGTTGCCGTGCATGATGCGATCGCCGCCGCGAATATCGCCGTGCTGACAAAGGCGACCAAGACGCTTCCGCCTTTCGACGGCAACCTGATTCGTGTGCCGGCAATGGACCCCGAGGAGAATACGCCAGGGCTTGCCGTTTTCGTATACGGCTCTGGTGGCTCGCTCGATGCTCCGTTCATCGGCGGCGCTTCGTCGCACAAGATCGAATTTGTCAATGTGATGGTTCGCTCGGAACACTTCGACTTTGCCGGAGGGCAGACTCTCGCCAAGGCAGTTCGGTCCGCGCTGCATTACCAGCCGCTTTCTGGCTACTACTCCTGTACCGTCGCCGAGGCGCAGCCAACTTATCTCGGTCGCGACGAACGCAATCGGCACATGTGGTCACTCAGTGTCGAGACTCGCCGCGTAGTGGCCAACGCCTAGTTGCTTCAATAGCGACCTAGCCAAGATGGTGAATACATCGCGACCAAACGCGGAGGATTCGCAATGGCACTTCTTGGCAATGAAGCCACCATTTCCGTTTCGACTGACGGCACGAGCTACACGGCAGTCGGCGGCATCAACACCATCGACATCGACGAGGGCTACAATACCGCCGACATCGGCGAGATGGGCGATGTGTCCGACCGTCTGCTTCCGTCGACCGCGATGTTCTCGGGCTCGGCCTCTGGCGTGCGCGATTCCTCGGACGCCGGCCAGACCATCATCAAGACGGCAATCCAGAATCGAACGCTTCTCTACATCAAGGTGCTGGAGGACGGCACGAACGGCGTCTCTTGCCAGTGCGCTATCGGCTCGATGAAGCGCGGTGCGAAGCAGGGGCCGGACGCTCAGACGTTCTCGTTTGATTTCACTGCGGCCGGCGGCGTCGCTCCGACCGTCATCAGCTAACGCGAGGTCGGAATGGCCCTGCTAGGCAAACAGGCATCGCTCAAAGTCGGCGGCACATCGACCGGCGCAATTCTCGAACCGATGTCTGACTCGGGCGACGGCATGACGTGGCAGATCACGAATGCGGCCAAGCGGGCAATCGATCCCGATGGCGCGCTATTCGAGGTGCGCGTCAACTCGTCGTTGGCTGCCGCCAGCTCATACACGGTCGATTGCGCCCACGGTCGCATTACGTTCGGTGAATCGAAGGCCGGCAGCACGGTTGTAATTTCGTGCTACTACCTGCCGCTTCTGACCGTCGCAGAGGCGAACGCCGCCGACGTTGACATTGGCTACTCGACCGTCGACGCCAGCCGGTTCGGCGATGCGACCGACCGCCTGTTGCCGAATCGCGCCTATTGCAACGTCACGCTCGAACACCTCCACGCGGACAGCACCGACATCGACAGCGGAGCGGCGACGCAAACGTGGCGTTCGATGCGCGGAAACATCGTGTTTCTGGAAGTGCGCGAGGAGGAGAACGGCGAGGCGCTGCGCGGTTGGTTCCTGCTCGAATCGAACAAGAAATCCATCTCCATTTCCGAGGCCATCGGCAACAGCGTGACGGCTCGTGGCGTCGTGCGCGACTGCAAAGGGCGCACCGAGCAGGCGCTGTTTGGCTGGGCGTAATTCCAGAGGTGCAAATGTCGGACGAAACAAAGACCCGCGATTACTTCCGCAGCAAACTGCTCGGCACCCCGAAGCGTCGGCGTTCTGAGCTGATCAAGCTCGATGTTGACGGAGAGATCGTCGAGGTGGAAATCCGCGCTCCGTCGCTCAAGGATGATGGAGAGATTTCGCGTAGGTCTACCAAGCTGATCACCAAGCGCGGCGCACGAGAGCCCGAAGTAGAATTCAATCTGACCGAGGCGCATGTCTACTCGGCGATTCTTTGCGCATACATTCCCGGCACCGAGCAGCGCATGTTCGAGCCGGCCGACGCAGACGCGCTGCGGAATGCGCCGGTCGGGTCGTGGCTCGAGACGATCTGCAAGCGCGCCCATTCCATTCGCTCGGCAGACCCGGAGGAAGTGGCAAAAAACTCCGAGGCGACCCCAGCCGACTGACGCTGTTCGGGGTCGCCGAAACTGTCGGACGATTGCCTGATGAGCTCGCCGAGGAACTGACGCGAGAGGATCTCGTCGAGTGGTCTGAGTATTGGCGCTGGAAGGGCGAACAAATCGAGGCCGCGCGAAAGAGGTAGACCATGAGCCTTGATCTTGGCACCCTGACCGTAAAACTTGCCGCCGACATCGACCAGCTCAAGAAGGACTTTGCCAAGGCGCAGAAGGAAACCAAGCGCGCCGCAGACGAAGCGGACAAGCTGTCAAAGCGCTTCGCCGAATCCTTCGGTCATATCCAAACAGTCTCGACCAGGCTTGCCGGCAACTTCAACCTGCTCGGCGAATCGTTCGCCAAGGTCTTCGGCGAGAACGGCAGCAAGGGCGCGCGGAAAATCGCCGACGACCTCGGACTTTCCGTAGCGGCTGTCGACGGAATTGCCGTCGGGCTCAAGGGTCTCGGCGGCGCATTCTCGGCCGCCGCCGTTGGGGCGCAGCTTCTGATCGGCCCGTTCGGCGCGATGCTGGCTATGACGCTAGGAATCGTTGCCGGATGGGGCGCCATCAAAAATGCGATCGGGAAGTCTGGCGTTGATGGCTGGAAAGAGAATTTCAGCGCGGGCAGCAAGTACCTCTTCGGCGGCAAGCGGGGTCGCGCCGAGTTGTTCGCGGAATTCCGGCCTGAGTTGGCGCAGGAATACCTTGGGCTCCGCGACAAGATCATGGGCGGGGGGCGCATTACGCCGCAGGAACATGATCGCTATGTGCAGCTTGACAAGTTCTTACAAGGACTCAACGCGCAGAAGGCAGCAGATGAGAGTCCATACGGAATTCGTCAAGAATTCTTGGACTCGCTCAAGTCCGGCGCCGAGGACTTCAAGGGCATCATCGAACAAGTCCAGCAGATGTTCACGCCGAACAAGCCGAAAGCAGCCGACACAAGCGCGGCCAAGGCTCTCGCCGACGAGGCCAAGGCCCGACGCGATTCGCTGGCCCAGGCCTTCGGCGGCATCGAACACGAGCTGAAAATCGAGGCAGAGGACCGGGCCGCGGCTCTGGCAGTCTGGAAGAAGGGAGAGCAGGACTGGCAACTGGCGCACGATGAATCTGTCAAGCGCATGATTGCGCGCAATCAGCAGGCAGAGCAGGCTGCGCGCGATGCCTACGCGGCGTCGTTTGGTGGCGCGAGCAATCGAATCGGGCAACTGTCGATTGCACAGAGCAAGGCGCCGCAAAGCAGCGGACTCGGCAGCATGGCCATGAGCATGGGCAAGGACGCAGTAGTTGGAAACAGCGGATACGCATCTTCCGTTGCCCAGGGCGCAGCCCAAGGCGCATCGGTTGGCGGACCATGGGGCGCCGTGATTGGTGCCATAATTGGACTGCTTACGAAAAGCGAGGGCTTCTTCAAAGTTATCGATGCGCTTGACGGCGTTCTTGGCAAACTCGCCGAAGCCCTTGGCGGAATCGTCGGCGCGCTCGCTCCGATTATCAAAACTGCGGCGCAGCCGATAATGGTAATCATCGGCGTTATCACGCAGATCGCATCTATATTCGGCGCGCTGATTAGTGCTCTCGACTCGTTCCTCTCCATGACGTTCCTGTTCGACATGGGACTCCGACCGGCAATCGTCGCCCTTAACGCGGTCTCGGCGGTGTTGAAACTGCTCGAGTCTGGGCTCCATTGGGCGGCCTATGGGATCAAGGTCGCGTACAACGGCATTCTGGAGGCGATGGCCGGCGTTATCGGCGTCTTCTCTGACGATGCAGCCGACCGTCTGCGCGCAGCAAAGGCAGACACTCAGGCATCCAGGGATGCAGCTACAGCGGCATGGGACGCCTTCAAGGATGCGTGGAGTTGGCAGATGTTCGAGATGCCCTCTGCCGCCGAATCGGTCGACCTACTCAGCGATTCGGCGACCGATGCCGCGCGCTCGCTCCAGCGGTTCAGCGACGGCATTCTGAACGCGGCCCCTGGCTACAAGATGGGCGGCGCGATGTTCAGCGCGGCGGCCGATGTTGGCGGCCCGCCCGTTCAGCAGAACGTGACCATCAACATCAACGGCAGCGGCGACCCCGAGCGCCTGTGGAATCAACTCCAGCGCGCGATGGAGCGGCAGAACTTCCTGCGGGGCGCGACGACGATCACTCGCGCTCCTGCATTCGCGGGGCAATAGATGAGCGCGCTGATAATCAACGGGCTCGAAATTCCGGTATCCGCCGAAGGATGGCAAGAGTCAGTCGAGGAGATCGGAGTCAGGCAGCGCGCATATTCCGGCTCCGCGCTGTCGAGCATTCGCGCCAGAAAGCGCGCCTGGTCTGGCTCGGTAGCATCTACGGACGCCGTGCTGATTCGCGCAATTCGCGGGCTGATTGCGGGCGAAGGATATTACTGGTCGTTCGACACAGACCTGTATTCCGACGGCAAGGGATTGCCGCCGACGACGTTCGCTCATTCATTAATCGTCGCCGGCGGGAAATACGAAAATGCGATGAGTCTCGACGCAGGCAAGACTGCATCTTGGTGCGTTGGGCCCTGGGATCTGTATACCGCATGTGTCTTTGCGCATGATGGCGATTATTTTCAGCATCGCGCAATAGTTGCAGACGGCAGCGCTACGAAACGATATGTTGATGGAGCGCTAGTTTCAGATGTCGGATTTGAATTTGGAATTTCCGCTGGACTGTTATCGATAACAGTACCCCAGGCAAGCGACTGGTGGTTTGACGAGCTTGTCGTCACCCCATACGCATGGCCGCTCGCATGGATCGCTGCCATGCGCGACCGCACGACACCGATGCGGGCCACTCCGATTCTCGCCGTATCCGGCGATCTCGTATCGCCATCGGCTCAATGCCTCGGTCGCGTCGGCCGCATGTCTGCGGTCAACCTCGGATCGTCAATTCTGCAGCGGCTCGAGTTTGAACTACAAGAGGTCTGACCAGTGCGAACGTTGCCAGAGTCCGACGCGAATCTATACGACATGTCTAGCCGGACGCACCATGTCCGCGTGACCATCGGCGGCGTAGACGTGACGGATCTGGGCGGCCGCGATTGGCTCGTCGGGCTGTCGTATTCCTCGCGAGTAGATGACCCGCTGACGAGCCTATCGCTGCAACTGGCGCGCGAGTTCTATTCGCTTTCGCTTTCGCCGCTCAACGCGGCATCGAAACTCAACAGAGACGGTGGGCCAACCGGAACATTCGAGCCGATCATTGCAGAAAGCGCGCTCGTAGTCGTTGACGTGGCGGTCGTGCCCGATGGTTCGCCACGCTCGTTGGCAGATGAACTGTCGCTCTGGCGCGAGGTGTTTCGCGGGCGTATCGACACTTGGGATGCCGCTGGCGACACTATCAAGATCGAATGCTCGGACATTGCTGGCGATGCAGCAAAGTCATTCATCGAGTACGAGCGCGCGTATGCAATCGCCCGCTCTCCGTTTGGCGTCGATGTTTGGGCGCCAGGGAAAACGGTCGCGCTTGGCGATTGGATCGTCCCGTCGCAACTGCCGGAGCCCGGCTCGGAGATCACTCCGGTCTATGAGTGTGCGTATGCTGGCACGACTGGCGCGGCAGAGCCTGAATGGCCGTTGACAGCCGGCCTGTTTGCGGACGGAACCGCGCAATGGGGGCGTACCTATTTCAGCTCGTCGACGTGGGCGGCGCTTGCTGCGGCCTCGCTTGGCGACGTGGTATTCGACACCGCAAGCGAGCACCAGTACGTCTGCTGTCAGTCTGGCACAACTGGAGCGTCCGAGCCTTCATGGCCGTCGGCAGTTGGACAGGGAATCGCCGACGGTTCTGCGCTATGGGCGCGGCTGCCTGACAACACCGATGGCGGAGTTGCGGTCGAGGCGATTCTAGCGGGAATCCTCGCCGACAACTGCCCCGATGCGCCGGAACTCTACGTCCCGGTTTCATCGAACTACTGGCGCAACCCATTCATCGTGACGCAGCAATCGACGCTCGAGGCCTTGCGCTCGCTTGCGCAGGAAATAGGCTGGGATGTGCGGCTCGCGTATGTAGCAACGGCACCGGATCATGAGACATGGGGCCGGTGGCGGCTTATGTTCTATGAGCCAGGCCGCGCCAAAACCACGCCTGATCTTACGCTCTCGCCTAGCGAATGGGTCTCGCTGCCGAAGTTGGCAGGCAGCGTCGAAGCGATCCGAAACGTCATCGAGGTCAGCTATTCCGACCCGAATGATTTGTTGCCCGACGGCAACCCGAAGCGCAAGCGCGTCAAGGTCGAGGACGCGGCGTCAATCGCAAAGTACCGCCGCATGTATATGGGGCTTGCGGCAGGAACGTCTAACAACATCAATACGACCGCCGAGGCGACCGCGCTCGCGAACGCCGCGCTGTCGGACCTCGCGAGCCCAGGCGTTGACCTTGAAGTCGATGGGCCGTATCGCTGGAATCTGGAGATTGGCGATCTGCTCAGGTTGTCGCCAGATGATTCGCATTTCACCGACAATCAAACGCTGGCCGTCGTCGGAATCTCGCACGATATGGCGTCCGACAGGACCGTGCTCGCGTGCCGTGGCAAACCTACGATTGGAGTCCGCCGCTGGCTCGAGTGGGGCGCAGGCCCAGGCGTCGGCTCAGGCCCTTGGTATCGCGAGCCGGCCGGACCTATCGCCGATTCGATTGACGTGACCCCATCGTTTCGTGGTGCCGTGGTCCAGTTTCGCCCGCCAGTCTCGCTCGGGCGCGGCAAATATGGCGAGCCGAGAGACGGGGATTTCGCGAGCGCGGAACTGCATATTTCGACTTCTGATGGATTCGAGGTCGGAGCCGAATCGTTGTTCGCAAAGGGGAGTGCTAGCACATTTGCCTTGGCTGGCCTGACTGCTGGCGCGACCTATTACGGCCGGATCGTTTGCCGCGATGCTCGCGGGCGGGCTGCGCCACCTAGCGAGCAGTTCACGTTCACGGCCGAGCGGGTTGCCGCCGGGGACATAGAGAGCGGAGTCGTTCCGCCCGCTCCTGTCGTAGGCGCGGCCGTGCTGTCGGCCCCTGATTCGATCGAAGAATCAGGCTCGCGCGTGGCCCTCGATTCCGCGCCTGTCAACGGCGATGGTTTGTGGTCGAGCGAGAACAACGGCTTCAATCTCAAAGGCACCTGTCGCGTCACCGGGCGGGTGGCTGTCTCGTCGTCGCACCTGGCGGCGGGCGATCTGATTCGCGCGGCCATCTACGTCGCAGGCTCGGCTGCGCTGCGCGGCGCATGGTCGCCAGTCGCGACGGTCGGCAGCGCTCGTGTAGGCACGGCCGATGTGTTCGGTGTGATTAGCGCCGGCAGCGGGTCGCTTACGCAGCTCTATCTAGAGTGGCAGTCGGCGAGCAGTGTCACAGATTTGACTGCGGCGACTGAGAGCTGCCTGGAGTTTGTGCAGCTTGCGCCGCCGTAACTGGCTGCTCGCACCGATACGCCTTGAAAACAGCACCGAACGAGAAATCGCCGGCTCGATACACTTGGCCGTCTTTGTAGTGCGTTGCCCCGAGTTTCCTGGCCTCTGCCATCGTTTTTAATACGGCGTCGTGTTGCGAGACCCATGAGTATTCGCGGCTGATCGTCCCCAAGAACCGACAGCCGATCACCATTTGCTCGTCGGCTTCGATGAGTGGCGGCTCGGCTGGAATGTTCTGGCGTGCGGCACAGGCGGACAGGGCGATGGCTGTGGCGAGTATGGCGGTTCGCATGGTTGCCTCCTTCGCCGAATCATGCCACGACGATCGGCAGGACGCTAGACTAGGTCGCGACCTAACTCCGATGGTGTCAGTAGGCCGACAGACGGCCGCACCATTGGAGGCCTGATGAAGCGCGCTCTAGGATTCGCGATTGTTGTCAGTGTGATGATTGCCGGTGTGGCTATCGCCGACATGGAGGACGGCCGAACTCCGGTCCATCCGTATGTCCAGGCGCCAGATGGCGGGATGATTCGCACTCAAGCCGACGAGCTCGGCCGCGCCTACGTCCGCCTTGTCTCCGCAGACGGAGGCGTCCCTGAGGTTCGCGGCACGGTCGCGGTGACGAGCCCCGATGGCGGCATTCCCGAGGTATCGCTCGGCGACCTCGGCACGTCGGCCCAGCCGGCAGAGGTGGTCATCGGCGCGAACAGCCCCGGTGCCAGCCTCGAAGACCCGCTCTTTTGCTCCTCCGTCCAGACCGCTCTCGCCCCCGGCTACGTCGCAATCGTCGACGCGCTCGGCAATCAGATC